TCATAAGATATATATCTTAGTTTTCTAGTCATTATATCTGCTCTAGATACTCTTACATAATCTACATCAAGATTGGTTGCTGTAGTTGTATTATTAACAGTTATAAATGTTGTTTGGTCTGTTGCAGTAAACTGTACATCTAGTATCTCACCTGCATTAAAATCAGTTACTGTTAATGTTGTGTTTAAATTTTGTGTTCCTTCTGCTGCTGTACCTACTTGTACTTTTAAAGCAGCACCTGTACCTTCTGAATCTAATACTCTTACTTGTAAATTGTAAGTTTTATTTACTACAGTTGATATTGATTGGTATGCAGCATAATCATTTAATCTTAATCTACCATTGCCACTACTATTATAAGCTGCACTTCCTGCACCTGCTATTGTAGTCCAGCTAGTAATATTAGATGTAAACTCACCATTAGTAATTAATTCATTTGGTTTTAAAAAAAAAGACTCAAAATCTACTCTACGCATATCCGATGGAAATGTGTATTCACTGTCTCCAGTGTAAGTAGCTTGAGTCGTTGATGTGTGTAATAAAGGTATCTCTACACTTTCATTATAAATATCATGAATAGACTTATTAATAAAATCTTTAATAGTAGTTTGAATACCACGGCTACTAGAAAAAGTAGATGAAGTTAATTCAACCTCATTTAATTCTCTAAGTGTTCTGTTGGATAATTCTAAGTAAGTGGTAGCCATTTATTTATTCCTCTTTTGTATTGTTATCTTCTGCAAACTGTTCGCATCTAATTAATAATCTTTTAATACGAGATTGTGCATCATCTAATTGTTTCTTTAAATCATCAATCTGTTTTTTTAATGCAGTATTGTCAGACTTGTATTCAGAAATTATTTCAAGAAGCTGATGTCTTTTCTGATATTGCATTTAATAGTGAAGTTATCTGATCTAGTTTATCAGATTGTTCTCCAACTTTGTCTTCTAAATTCTTTAACCTTACATCATTATTATTACCTAATGCAATAATCTTTTGACCTGTGCTTGCACTAGTTTTGTTTATTAAATTATATGTAGCCATAAGTTTTCTAAATGTTATAAGGGGTGTTATCTAAGGGGGATATTACTACCCCCCTTAAAGTTATCTATCTATTAGTTATGATCAGTTTCATCGATACCTGATACATCACATAGTACTGCCCAAACACGGATTTTACCCGCACTTGAATCTGCACTTAATGCAAGTACATCTAGAGTATCTGCACTAGCAACAACAAGATTAGCTGTTGCTGTAAGCAGACTATAACCTGCTGCGTTAGTATCACCATCAACAAAGTTATCAACGTCTACACCTGTTATACCTAAGTCCATAGTAACTGAACTTGATAATGCAGTAAGTACTTCGATTCCTGCTTGCATGATCAATGTTTCTGCAGGGATATCAAGAGCTTGAACTATATCTCCTGTTGCTGTTCCTGTTGCACCATTAATCGCTGCTATGTCGATTGTGTTTTCTACTAAGTAAGGTGTTCTACCATTAGACGGATGTCCTGTAGTACCACCTACTCCTGTTTTGTCGTAAGTTGCCATATTCTATTTCTCCTTCTAAGTTAGAATTAACCGATTGTTATAACACCAGAGTAAACTGCTTCAGTTCTTAGAACTTTTCTTCCAAAAACGTGAAGACCTCTTACGATGTCTGAAAATGAATCAGGGTCTCTGATAAGTTCCGTTTTCGCAATATGGTTTGCAGTTGCTACTGCACCTTGATGTCCATAAAGGAAAGCGTACTCATTAGAACCTGCTGATCCAAATGTTTTGTTTGCTGCTGATCCACTTGATACTGCTATAGCATTAGTAGTGTACATTCTAAACCCAAATAAAGGTCTATCTGTAATCATACCATTTCTCATAGCTGAAGCTGATCCGTCTGCCATAACAGATTGATCAACGATTTTAGCACCTGCTTTTCTAAGTTGTTGATAGAAAGCTGGTGGTGCAACGAACCATCTATTTTCTTCTGGTACATCGTTACCATCAAGAACTGTTTTAGCTGCTGACATAATATCTGTTAATGTGTCAACTGCTGCATCACCGTCAATAGGTGAACCGTCTGTTCCTGTATTAGCTGCTGAAGTACTCGCACCTGAGTAAATTGCACTTAATACATTAAAGTCGTAGTTCTTTTTAAGTGCATAAGCACCTGAAGAAGTTGCAAGAGCTTCAAAGTTTACATGTGATTGTCTTTCTTCGATGTCATCTACTTTAAACGCAAAGTACGAACCTTGGTCGACAGTCAATTGAATTTGATCGTCTGCAAGTGTTTCTGTGTTTACTGTTTGACCTCTAGCGTAGTCATTCACCGTAATAGTCGGCTCTTTTATTATATTTACTGTGTCGCCAAAATTTTCAATTTCTCCAGCGTAATCAGTGTTTGTAATGTCTTCTACAACTGATGCTCTTCTGAAAAACTTTTGAACCTTTTGACTATAAATTGCTGGTGCCCAATTACCTGATGGTAAATTTTGGTAACCAGATGCTTTTCCCATTGTTGCCATAATGTTTGCCTTTGTTTATAGTTGTTAGTTTAAGGTTGAATCCTACCTTCTCTTGATGCTTCATCGATTTCAGCTTCAAACTTCTCAAACGTTCGTCTATCCATCTTACCAATTTCAGAATTAGACCAGATTTTCTTTGTGGGAATATCTGATTCTGTAGCTTTACTAGTTTTTGTTATAGCTTTAGCTGCTTCTTTCTTAACAGATATTTCCTGCTTTTTATTTAGTGTACTAGTACCTTTATCCATCTTATAAAGATCGATTGCTCTTCCAGCTAATTGTGCATTAGATGTATTTTCATACAACCAACTTTGAATAACTGGATCTTGCTTACTAGCCCACTCGTGAAATTCGTCTCTCTTACGAATCTCAGTAAAGTCAGGATGTACTTTTAACAATTCTACTTCGGCTTTCTCTTTACTAATCTGTTCTTGTTGAGCTTGTAGACTTTGGTATTTCTCCTCCATCTCCTTCGCTCTAGTATCAGCCTTTGTCATAGCTATAGTTTCAACCATATCATATACATCGGGATACTCCTGCTTCCAAGCTTCTAATTCTTCCTTGGATTTAGGTGGAACAAAATCTTTAGTAGATGTTTCCAATTGCGTTCTTAAAGTTCTAACTTCGTCTTTGTGCTTAAACAAAGTAGAATCATAGTGTTTTTTTAAATCGTCATAACGTTTCTTAAAAACACGATCTTCGGCATTTTCAGGGCGTTCAGTTGAAGGAGTAGCTTCGGTATCCGAGCTTGCAATTTCTTCAGATGTTTCTGTGTCCTTTTGAACGGTTGCTGCTTCTGCTTTCTCTTGATTAAATTTATTTAATTCCCCTTTAGTAAATGCCTCAGTTTCAGGATCACTCTCGTCATCTCTATGCTTCTGATACATTGACTTACTAGTTGGTTTCTTAAATAGTTTAGTCTCTTGTTTAACTTCTGTTTCTCTAGAAACTTCAGTTAAGTTTTCGTTCTCTTCCATTATTTTCCTTTTAGGTTGAGTGCCTTATGGATAAGGGTAGCTCACTTCCATAATTTGTGGGCTGAAATTATACTAGACCTTGATCTATTGCATCTGTTTCTAAAGTATCTGGCTCTTGAGCCATTATACCATTAGGGTTAGATGCCCGTACATTCTCAGGTGGCACATTATTGGTATCATCTGATTGTGACTCAGATAATTCTGTAACGAATCCTTGTAGGGATTCTTCTTCGCTATTACTTGGGTACTTTCTTATAGCAAAATTCTTTACGACTGATACTGGTAGTATAACGTTTTCTTCAGCAGATGTAAATTGTGATATAATGTCACTGGCTTCAGGTAATATTTTTGTTAGTATACCTGAAAGGCTTGGTGATAGTACCATATCTAATTGTTGTTTTTCTTCATCTGATAAACTATTTAATTTTTCTATAACAGCAGGATCTTTTACTTCTGGCTTCTGTGCTATTGGTGCAACTGCTTGTTGTGGTGCCTGTGCTTCTGCTTGAGCTGGTGCTTGTTTCATTGCTGACATATTAGGTGCTTCAGGTATTTTAGCTGAGTTGTTCATTAAACCTGTTGTAGTAACTTTACCATCTGGTCCTATTGCCATTATGCTCTTCTCCAATGTGTTAAATTATATTTACTAATTTGTCTATCACTTACAAAGTTACCTAGTGCCCAACATACGGGTTCACCTATACCTGCATATATTCTTCCAAGTAAATCAAACTTACCTTCATTTAATCTCCATGCAATATCATTTGCTCTATGTTGTGCAATATGTTTCCATACCTTTCTATATCTAGGATATTTTTGTATATGTTTTACAGTTGGCTCTGCCCAAAGTAAATAACCTTTAACATGTTGTGCACTTAATTTTTTATATGTAAACTGAATATCCATTACCCAATCTCTAGTTGATAATTCTTTTGTTCTATGCAATTCTGTACATATAACTCTAGTCTTTCCACCTGCAGAATCTGAACCACCACTCATAGTGTTGGCATCCTGTCTTCCTGGATTAGCTTTTCTCTCTGTTGCAGTTCTTGTATAGCCTTTATCTGGAACAGTATTATCTCTCTTATCATCATAAGCTTTTTTTTGAGCTTCAAATTCTTTTGTTTTTGCATCAAAGTTTTCTTTTTTTGCACCTGATAATTTTGTAGAAGTTTTATTTCTAGTATCAATTCTTTTTTGTGCACCTTGGCTTACATTACCAAATGCAGATACAGCATTCATACCACCAAATACATTAGTTGCAGGATCAGTACCTATTCTACCTGAATCATTTGTTGGAAAATAACCTCTATCAAATGTATTTTGAGGACTGTCTTTAGGCAACATACCTGCTACCATTCTAACACCACCCATAATTGGATTCATTGCAAAACCTAATACACTGCCAGCCATTTGAACTGCTTTATTATTTTTAACAGAATCTATTACATTTCCTACAGTATTTTGAACTGCTGATTGTACTGGTTTTAATCCTGTATATTGACCTTGTGCAAATTCATTTTCTTTCATTGCCATTGTAGGACTTTTATATGTATTGCTTATACCCGCACCACCCGCTGCACCTGAAGTTAAAAACTTATCTGATGTTTTATCTCCTAGTAAACTTGCACTACCAGCTGCACCTGAAGCTAAAAATTTACCAGTAGTTTTACCAGTATCAATTTTAGTCATGGGTTGAGCAGCTTGTTTAACTGAAGCGTCCTTTGCTTCTTTAGCAAATTTTGAATCAGCCATTGTTTGATAAGACTGACCACCACCACCATCTCCACCTTGATAAACATTGCTAGGTTTAAATACTTCTGTAGTTTGTGTTTTAATAGTATCTTCTGTAGCTTTTTTAGTTGTATCAGCAACACTTGTATTACTATCTTTTAAGTCAGGTAAATTTAATTTATTTACTTGATTAAATCCTACTGATTTTAAATTGTAATTACCATTAGCATCTTGTGCTAATTCGTAAGTACCACCTCCAACTCTTGATGTATCAAATGTGTTTGCCATATTATTGTTCTTCTTTGTTATGTCTAATTGTTTCCTTTAGGCTGAGTATCTTGCGTAGTAAAACCAGCTTCCCCTGGCATCGGTACATTACCTGTTCCGATGTTGCCACCTCCATTTCCTGTTGGATCTGTTGGCGAAGCTCCTGGAGGTACTCCTCCCATATTGTCCATTGGACTT